AAACATGAAGGGGTCATAAGTACCCCGGATAACACGCCGACACTCTTTAGGATATCTGAAATCTTTTTTTTTCAGACCGTTCGTCAGGTATTCCTAACTACTAGTATTCGCCTAGTTAAAGACTTGCACTCCAACCGAGGAGGCTTCCCAATATGCTGCCCGTGCATCCGAAATAATTACCCTTCCGAACTTTAGCTGTTGCACCATTAATCCCGACCTCCGGCTCAAGGACCAATAAAGGCCTCTTTGCTCTACTGAGGGGATAAACGTTATCTCTTCCTAGGCACCAGGTTTATAAATTCCAAGGCGTCCTGACCCAATTAAGAGCCGGTATCATCCTCTTCACTTCTATCCCACTTCCACCGGTACGCATTGACCAGCAGTCGTGAAATATCACCCTGTTCTTCTGTGCCATCGGATTCGAACATGACTTTATCACAAAGTCGGACCGAACACATATCACCTTTGTATGCGTCGATGCGAAGTTGATCAACAGCTAAATCCAAGGAATTGATCGAAGAAAAATCCACACTGTTCTCCAGAGCGGTCCGAAGAAGATTTTTCTTAACCAATATCCGTTGCCTTCGTTCCGTGGAATCGTCCTTCGAAAGAGCATCCTTGTCTATCGATGAACAAATTCGTATATGCTCGTCCTTTAACATCGTTTGGGCAATATATCTATCGCTATCCGATATTAAATCCTGCACAGTGCATGAATGGCCGACCCTATTAAGGTCATTAAGTCTCACAAGCCTACCAAGCTCGCTCTCGACAGTCAATCCATGTAGCACCTCTTCGTAAGCAGGGGCATACATCACACGGGAACCAAAATTCGACTCATATCGGAAATCTCGTTGTTTTGAATCACCTATCTTCAAGTCAGTTGACCAATGCCAATCTATGAACAATTCTATCTGTTCACGTTTCATGGCCTCATCGAGTTGGTGCTCAACCATCTTGAACTTGTAGTCTGGAGATACTTCAAAGTTGTTTAACTTCGGAACCAATGGTACACCCGAATCCTTACGGTTATACCATTCTAATTCCTTTCCTAAAAGTTTTAACGCTTTCAGTTCGCTAGACAAAATCTTCATTCCTAGACCTTGGGGGAATTGACGGCAGAGTGAAACACGCCCAAACTTCAACACCTTACGATGGCGTCGATAGAATGTTTGTATAGCACCCCATCTAAACTGGCCGGTCACGGGACGGCAGAAAGAATTAAAATTCTTACCTACCTCGCCTCCCCTACACAATTTCAGTAATCCAAAACGAACAACCGGTAAACTAAGAATACGACTCCTAGATCCCGGAGAAAACCAAAAATAAGTCGAATTTAAACTAAAGAAGCTTCGGTGAACGAAAGTTTTTCCTGGTGAAAGTTCCAGTCCCAACTCACACACTCCGGTCATCCATCGATCACAAATTGATCGACTCTGGCAATGGAAAACTATATCGTCTCCATTAATGC